AACTGCTCCAACAGACCCTGTTCCCGCTATCCCCGTTACATTGGCGTTCGCATCTGCCGTTACCGTAACTGCGCCAACAGACCCTGTCCCGGTTATTCCCGTTACATTGGCGTTCGCATCTGCCGTAACCGTAACTGCTCCAACACCCGCCGAGGACCCGGGAAGAGCAACATCTTCTCCCCACGGACCACCACCCCAACCTTGACTAGACGAATTCCATCCTTGAAAAGCGACGGTTACATCGGCCATTACGCTATCCGGATAATCGCATTACTAGCATCAGCCGTAGGAAAAACAATTGTAAAGTCCCCGGAAGTTGCAGTTTTATCCGCTCCAAAATCTAAAACCACTACCGCAGGGTTAGTTAAAGAAATAGAGGTGGTATTGGGCGTAGTATTATAAATCAACGCGCCTCGAGCGGTAATGGTAACATTAGAAAATGTTTCGTCGGCAAAATCTGTTAGCGCCGTTGTTCCAGAAAGACTAGGGTCTACTGGATTTAAGGCCGCACCGCCTGCCGTGTAATTAGTACCACTTGTCTCGTTAGTGGTCGCATACGCCGTCGTCGCCGCGGTCATACTCGCCGAGCTAGTATAAAGCGCAATTTTGAATGTATCGCCGCTTGAAGCGTCGAAGTCGTGGGCACCCAATAGCAATTCTTTCTTAAAGCTAGAGCACATAAAGTTTCCTGAAAAAGCCATGGTTACAGTCTCCTGATTAGTTTAGCAAGCTCAATCTGGCCTGCGTCGGTTAAAGCATTAGATACCGTGGTTCTATCCGACCGGATAGCTTCACGCATATAAAATTCTAGCGTTTTAAGGATCTGCCCACGAAACGCATGAGCTTGGGCCCTAATTGCCGGGTCAGCGTCGTCAGAAATAGCAATAATTTTATTTGCACACCTTTCTGCAACTTCTTCCGGGGTAAAACCCCGTCCACTAGTAGTTTGTACATCTACCATAAAGTTTTTTACGGGATTAAATTCTAATACTTCTGCGCTCATTGTTTTGGCCTTATCAAGGGTCCAGTACGATATTCATCCGTTACTTCTTTCGCTTCTCCGAATTGTTTCATTCCGGCAATAGCTTCGGCAAACCTTTTTTCATACATAGCCATTATGTCAGGTTCGCCCTTCATATAAATATAAGCTTCCAACAACGAACCATACAACAAAGCGATTTCAGCGTTTTCACTTATCCACGTGGTACCGCTCTCGGCCCCAGCAGTCAAACTGGTCGGACGGTAAAAATACTGTAGTTCCACAGTATACGCCGCATCGGGTGTAGGGCCTAAAATAAAGTTATCAACGTCAAAAACCGCGTAAAACCGGGGGTTACCCGTAGTGGCGGCGTTGGGGTTAAAAGATTGAACAAAATCCGAGTCTTTAAATTGTAAAAAAACATCCTTTCCAGACGCGTCCACAAACGATAATGCAAAAGGTGCTAAAAAGTCACTAGGCGCGGCCAAATACTGATTAGTAGCCGTCATTGCTCCAGAAACATTCTTTTTAAATAGACTTAGCTGAACGCTTTTAAGAATGCGCTCTTCGGCCTGCGTAATAAAAATAGGCAGATTAGTCACGAAAGACGTTTCGTTGTTATCCGTGTAGTCTTGAAGCGCCTGTTTTAACGCCGAATAAGTAAAACTCATATAACCACCGTTACCGTTCCAACTTGACCAAAAGATATAAGATTTACAGGGCCGGGAAGTTCTACAGTCGGGATTCCCACATAGATATCTAACGGCTCTACTCTGTCTGGACGCGCATTTTTTAAGGCTTGAGCGTCTACAACCTTGCGAAACGGTCCTAACTGCGGATGTTTCGGCTCAAATTCATCTTTTCCAACTAAAGCACCGTTCCATTCTTTTTTCATGTCTTGATAACGATATCGAAAACCCGACCTGTCCGATATTCCATAAGATTTTTTGCCCGTAGCAAATTTTGCCATGGTTAACTCCTATGGTATGCTTGAGCCGGAACAATATTAAAGGACGCCCTGTCCCGATCTTCCGATAAAGCACGGTCAAATTCTTCGTCATACAGTCCTTTTAGGATTTGAACTCTGTTTGGAGCCCGCTTTACAGCAATATAATATGCCAATCCAGCGGCTAAACAAGGGTAAAAGCGAAAAGGAACCGCTAAAGTGTTAGTTGGAGTATCCGCATCATCTATTCTAGTTAAAGCATCGTAGATAATAACGTCTGTAGCGTTCTCTGGAACAGGCCAAAGCTTCAAAACAGGAGACGTTAACCGGTCTAAAAAGAACTGATTTGGTCTTCCCGTGCTCGTTTTGTTAGGAATAGATAGATAATCGTCTCGACTTAGCCTTTCTAACGAGTAATCCGTGCTATCTCGACGGCAAACTACCGATAACATGTCTATAGTGTCGGTAGGTATGTCATAAAGACCGTCATCAGCGGTTAAAGTCAGCGTTCTTTGTTTGATAGTCCACGCATTAAGACCCCGGTTGGCCCATTCAGCAAGCATTATGTTTAAAGACCGTTTAGCTGTTTTTAAATCATAACCCGTGCGTACTTCTAAGCCGCAACGCTCAAATGCTTCTTCGATGTACTCTGTAACATCGAGTTCAAAATCTGTGCTTCCTGAGACCGCCATCTTTTAGTCCTATTTACGTCTTACGGGTCTTTTTTTAGCCGTTTTAGCTGAGTTTTTAAACGCTTTTGCCGTTGGAGCCCCTTTTGTACCGGGTTTACGCATTTTTTCTTTAGAACCCGCTTTTATACGAGCTTTTTTTGCGGCAATGTTAGCGTATAAGCCTCTTTTTGCCCCGGGCATTACTTCTTTTTCCTTTTCTTAACAGCGCCTTTAACAACACTACCGCCCACACCACCGCCGCTTCGCATAGGTTTAACCATTCCGCCACCCACACCACCGCCGCCTCGCATAGGTTTAACCATTCCGCCACCGGGAGCGCCGCCTTTCATCATTTTTTTAGGTTTCATAGCCATTGTGTAATCTCCTGTAAAAGTCTTCACGTTTTTTAAAAATTGCGTCAGCGTCATATTCTTCAAAGTATTGATCATAATAGCCTTTTTTGGCAATCATGTCTGCCGATTCTTGTAGCTTAGAAAGGCGCTGTATAAATATAATAGCATATTCTTGTTCGACCGCACTCAAAAACGTGCTGTCGTCAATGTAATCGTTTTCCTCATCATACGGGTGAAAACCCATTAACCAAATGTCTTTATCTATAAACATTCCATTAGAAATTACAGTATTTAAATCTTCTAAATATGCGTGAAAAGCCTCTGGATCTTTCTCAAAAGCTAAGTCAACAAGCATAACAAGGTCTAGCTCATCGTTAAAGGAACTAACCATTGTATACAAATCTTGAAAACCGCCATCTTTTTTGAATAAGAAAGAGACTTTATTCGCTTTCCACGCTTGTCGAGCATAGGGGCAGGAGGGCAGATTGTTAAAGAAAGGGTTGGGCTTTTCTACAACGTTTTTAGACCATGACTGAATTTCGTCACAAATTTCTTTTTCTACACCTGTAGCATAAAAATTAGGGGTCATATCACCACGCTTTACAAGACCAATACCTTGCAGAAAATTTGTCTTTTGCTGTATCACAACTATGCCTAGCCCTGAAACTACTTCTACGCTTCGGCTGATCCTTTTTAATACTCATGTTAGGATCGCCAAAACGAACAAGTTTAATCTCACTGCCTTTTTTAGCTAATACCGCACTTTTTTTAGATTTATTAGGCGTCTTTTTAGGTTTATTAAACCCGGCAAAAGTTTCACCGCGATAACTAACCCTTCCAGAAGGCAACCTTTTTGTGTCTTTAGTTGTAGCCATATCTATTAAGCAAACTTCTTCCGAAGATACAAAATTACGGTATACGTGTCGGCACTTGTATGGCCTACCGTAGTAAATAAAACATCACCGTTTTTACCCCCGCCAGAATTATTTGTAAGGCCGCCAAAAACAGTGTAATCATGCTCACCGCTTTGATTTTCACCAAGCTCTATACAAAAAAGGTTTGTAGAAGCGTTCCAAAGAATTTGTACTTTCATTCCTATACACTGCCACCAAATCCGTTCTATAACTACGTCGGTACAAGCGTCTCCGTCAGCACTTGACTCTAAAGCTGAAACGTCTACTTTGACAACGGCTGTTTCGCCTGTCCCGTCTGAAACGTTAGTCAGTTTCAAAACAGTAAACTTAGGTCCGTCGGATAAAATTTGTGTCGCTACTGCATCTGCCATTATATTCTCCTAAAGAGTTGAAGGACCCGTGGGCCCCTCGCCTCATTTTATTTAAGCTAATTACCCTACTGTGGAGATAGGCGTACCTACAGAGCTTGCCATCCATACCTGCTTACCGCTAGTTACCGCAGTTATACAAGTAATACGGCATCTAGAACCTATTCCCGAACCTGCTACAAAGGTAAAAGTATCGCCTGCGTTAGTAATAACGGGGTTAGCCGCAGTTCCTGCCGCTAGTTGGGTTTGGGCCAAGAACGTGCTACCTGTTACAGTAGGAATAACAATAGTTGTTGTTTTACCAGAACCTACCGCAGTAGTGACTAAGAAATCAAAATACGCGCCCTCTGTTGCAGTAGCTGAAGCGGGTAAAGTAATAACATTATCTAAAGTACCGTGAATAAGTACAACAGCACCTGAGTCAGCGATATCTAAGGTATCAGAGACTGCACCTGACGCTTCCCAAGTTTTAACTACAGAGCGTTTAGCTTTAACAGCGCCCGTTAGAGTTGTAGCGCCAGTTACGGCAAGAGTTCCACCAACGGAAGCATTAGTTCCATAAGTAGAGTTAGTTGTAACGGCACCTGTCGTAGCATTTGTAGAAATGTCTGAAAAGCCGTTTTTTGACCGGACTACTCCGGTGAATGTTGTTTGAGCCATGGGTGTTTCTCCTGTCGGGGCAAATGTCAGTCACGAAATTGTGACTGTCAGGGAAAGTTTAATATAACGCAAAAAAGAAAAGGCGGCAAGTGCCGCCTTTTCCCATGTAACAAAAAGCTTGATTAAGCTCCCGGAGTACCGAAAACAGAACGCCAATCAGAAACACCGAAAGAATATCTTTCGCGAGCCTTGAAGCGCATGTTACCCGTGTCAAAGTCCCCTTCCATTGCCGTCTTAATTGGCGAACGGTTGAAGTATTTGAATCCGTTTGGTGCGTCAGTCTTGATGAAGAATGCATCAGAATCAGTAAGGAAGTGGTTAACCACTGCGCCGTCAGGCAACATTCCCATATTCTTCATAGCATTAGCATCGTTGTCCGCAGTTGATGAACGAAGGTTAGAGTTAAGTACTCGCTCTGCAATAAATTGCAGTTCTTTAGGAATAATTAACTTTGTGCCTTGTACAGCAATCTTTAGACCACGCTCATCAGTCATTCCTGCAATCTCAATTAGCATTTGCTCAAGAGAAGTCTCGTTGAGGTCAGCCGCAGTAGCGAGCAGGTTCGTCTGAGAACCAGATAGTGATGGATGAGCCGCCGAGCATAGTGCCTGTCCGTCACCTTGCGCAAAACCTCCAGTAGAGATAAACGCATTGTTCAAGATAGACGCCGCTTTGATCTGCTTAGTTTGAGCCATTGAACGAGCCAAGGCTTTAGTATAGCGAGATGCGAGACGATCATATAAGTTATCTTCAATAGCTTCTTCAGTAATTGAGAAAGCCAGTGCGATAGTGTCATGAGTGTAACGAGCAGTGTAAGTCTCTTGTGCTTCGTCAAAGCTAATAGTACCACCTTCGCTTTTAACTGGTGCAGTAGAGAAACCGCCAAGCATTACTTCTTCTTCAAAGGCTCTGTCCGAAGACTCCTCGTCAAAGATTTCAGAATGCTCGTTTTCGTAACGATCATATTCCAACCCAAATAAAGCATTAAGGCCGGGTTCTAGCTCTTTCGCTAATTGTGCGCGTGAAATAGCCATGTGTTAACCCTCCTTAAAGGCCCGTTGTCGTCGCAGTAGTCTGCGAGTCAAAACGGCTTGTGGGTGCATTGAAGTGGGCGCTAAGACGGACTAATAATGGAATACCTGCGGAAGCGTAATCAGCATTAGCGGGATCGTCTTGAATACCTACTATTCGTAGTGGCAAAGTAGCCGTAACAGCAATTGAACTAACACTTAGAGCACTATTACTAGAACCTGTATCGGTAGAACCAGTACGGGCAGAAGTGCCCAAAGTGGCGTTAGCGAAGACAGCGGCTTGACCCGTTGCTCGGTTAGTCAAAGTTGCATCACTTGCTACTTTGAAGATCTGGTTAGGGTTGTCAGCAACGAAAGCTTTAACAGGATAGTTAGTATCCACGCTTACAGAGCCTGACCCGGGCCAGTAGTTAATAAAGACCGGTTTTTTCTGTACCGAGTCTTGATATTCTACGCCCATAAGAACACCCAACGCTTGCGTAGTACCACCATTAGTGGCACCTGCTTGATCAATAACACCTGCCGCCAAAGGGACGACGATGCTGTATTGAAAAATAGCGTTAGTATTGTCGTTCGCGATTTCATACTGAGTTACACCAGTAGAATTGGACGCTGAACCAACAAGTCCTACAGGACGAAGACCATAGGCAGTATTTGAATTTGCCATAACAGTTTTCTCCTATTGTGACGAGCCCTCATTTTCGTGGGCCGCCGAAAGTTACACGAGATTGACGATCCGGTTTTGATATCGTCATCGATGAATGTGCGTTTTCTCGCATCATATCCTGATCCACTGCTTCCATCTGATCCGAACTTTTACCTGCAAAGTATGCGGTTCTTTCGTCTACAGTTTCAAGTGGAATACGAGCAAGAAGTAGTCCGCCTACTCCAAAAACACCTTCGTACTTACCTGATTCTACCGTTGGAGATTCAAAGTCAGGGTACTCGTCCCTACGGACAAGCTCATAACCTTCTCTCATTTTTGCACTGATGTTCTTACTATCGTTAAAACCACGGGTTTCAGCCCGTATCCAACGATGTTTGTAACCATCAGGCGCAGGTGGTGCATCTAACATTGACGGGGGAGCCCAAGGCTTACGCACTGCCTTTTTGCTCCGTTCTGTATTTGCGCGAGAAGCTCTTTTGATGGGCGCATCCAACTGATCGTTTTGTTCACTCATTTTCTATTACTCCTTCACGTATTTCGCGTATTCTTCTAGCGGCACACCCAATTTTTTCGCAATTGCGACTTGGCTAGGGGTGAGTCTAACCTTTCTCCCACTACTGCGCCCAGTGTTTGATCTACTAGCAGAAGCAACCGCCTGAGCTGGTCGTTTGCCCTGTTTACCAAGTTTATGCGGAAATTCTTTAGCAATCCGTCGGTCTAACTCAGTATAGTAGTCATTACCCTGCGGGTCAAATCCTTCGTCTTCCACTAATTTCTTGTGGATACCAAATGCCGCATAGGTCATAACTTCATCTTGTCCAAACCAATCATTTTTAACAGCCCATGTTTCGGCTTTTGGGTCGGGTCTACGAGGCGCCGGGGCTTGCTGGGGCATCGGCTGTTGCAATTGAGCTTGTTGTTGAGCCTCGGCCTGTTGCCGGTACCGGTCCTGTTGTAATTTAGCTTGACGAGCGCGGTCGTTTTCAATAGCTAGGTTAGTAAGCTGGCGTTGCGCTTGAACTGCGCCCGCGGTATCACCTATTTCCATCGCCCTAGTTAATTCTTTCTCAGCACTTTCTGTTTGAGTAGTAACGCGATTGGTATATTCAGACACATAATTAGTATCTAAGTTAGCCATTCTAGCTTTAACAGAATCGTTTTCTTGCTGAATCTTTTTAGCGTAATTTACAGCTTCGCCTTCACGACGTTCGGCTTCACGCATCTTTTTAGTTAAACGATCAATTCTTTTTTGAGTAGCATTTTCAGCTTTATCAAATTGATCTTCTTTCGTCGGCGTATCTTCTACACCGTCATCAATTTCTACGCTTAGTTCTTCAACTTCTTCACTCATACATCACCTTTAATAATGGAGAACATCTTCCGGATCTAAAATTTTGGCAAGGATTTCGTCATCGTTAAGAATACGAACCTCGCCCCCATCAATTGCAAAACGAGAACCCGCGTAGCGAGCAAACATTACCCAATTTTTTTCTTCACACCAAGCACCTGATGGGAACTTATCAGGGTCTTTGTATGCAAGGGGTCCAACTTTAAGAACATAACCAACCTGTGTAGACACAGACTGCTCTTGAACTAGTTGATCTGGAAGATAAATACCGCCTTCTGTTTGGCCTTTACCGCGGTACGGGAGGATCAAAATTCTCCAACCGGTAGGCGAAGGCATCTTATCAAGAAGACTTTTACCAATATTTTCAGGTCTTAACACGGGCTTATCTACATAAGCGTCTGTAAGAGTTTCTGCACTTTCATCAGCTACTTCCATCTTTTCAACGTTAGAGTCTTGTTTCTCAGACTCCATTTGAAAGGCGGCACTGGGTGCGGCAGATAGGTCAATTTTTGACTTATTCATATACTACGCTCCTGTTTATCTAGCAGGCTCTTGAGTTCCTGTTCTACGTGATTTAAAGAATCTAAATTTCCCATGAGCTCACGATACTGCTCCATGGATTTTACGTTACCAAAGATCATAAGGTCGCAGACAGCTTGTCGACGCTCCCTGATAACTTTAAAAACCGCCGTAACGGTAGAAATCTCATCCATTCCTATATGTCCCCATATTGTCTAAGAAAGTTAGATTTTATCCTATCATATCTTATACAAAAGAGGGAGGGTTTTATCTTATTATTAATAGCACCAGCACATCGCTGGAGTTTTACGAGTATCAACGTGTACAAAGGTTTTAGCAACCCCAACTGACATGCCCATAGCTGAAGCATGTTTGACGATTGCCAAGCGTTGTGCGCCTCCAGAAACTTTAATGTCGGCGGCAATGCCCTGTGCATGTGTTCCGGGAGTACTTTTACGGGCTTCTATGCTGTGAGTTTTACTGCGAAACCCGCTAGTAATTATAAACGGAAAGCCACAAGCCGCTCGTAGGTGGTCTAGTGTTTTTATAAACTCTACGTCCATCTCGTTTTCGCTTGTTTCTTGGCAATCAAAATCTGTAAGTTTAAAGTATTTAAAGTCAGTCATTTTTCTCTTGCAACTTTTTTTGTCTTTTCGTAGGATCTCATCGCTCCCATGCCCAGCATGCCCATGAGTATAGGGGTCAACAAAGAGGGGTCAACCTCGGGTACTTCAAACCAAATACCTAAGACCTGTGCGATCAATACATTGTAGAGCAAACCTATTCCAGAAATCCATCCAATAAAAGGTCTCCACCCCGCTACAAACAAAGACTTATGGGCCGCTTCAACCGCGTTAACAGCTAACTGACCCTTAGCCACTTCCATAGCATGTTTCTCGGACATCGTAGCAATTTCGTGGGCTAGAGCGTTCTTTTGATCTTTATCTTCAATGAACTTGTCAAGAAGTCCTGTTACAGGGCCAATCAATGCTTGTAACATACTTGCTCCTAAAGTAATTTTGTTAAAACAACGGCTCCAACAATGAAAGGGTAAACAGCCCAAAGCATCATTTCAAGTCTATTAAATCTTTTTGTTCCGCCATCAAGACGTTTTTCAATATTTTTATATCGAGCCGTACATTCTTTTTCGTGCCCTTCAAGACGAATTAAAACTTCTTTTGCAGTAGCCATTAACCACCTCCTCCTCTGTTAATAGAACCTATACCGCGTAAAAACGGGTTTCTAAAAGGATCATTTGGGTCAATCTCATAATCTGTTTGTCCGTAAGTGCGGGGCGGAGGTGGCGCATACACGTTAGATCCTAGTCCGGACAGCACCTCGGAAGCATTGCCTCCCGGAAGCGATCCATACTGCGGTGCAATCCCACCCTCTCTGGCGAAAGGATCAGTTGTCGGACCTTCAGGTGCTACTATCCCAGTGTCCGGTAAACCACCCGCAGACAAATTCCCAGAAATAGCCCGTCCAAATGGACTAGACTGTGCCGTATTTATAGCTTGACGTAAACGAGCCTGTCTGTTTTTTTCGGTAAGTTCTTCTAACCTTATTCGTTCAATTTCTGCTTCCGCTTTTAAACGTTTTTGTTCAGCTTCGTCTGCTAACCTTATTCTCTCAGCTTCGTCTTCTGCGGCTATACGATTTCTCTCAGCTTCTTCTTCTGCTAAACGTTTTTGTTCAGCTTCCAAGCGTTTTCTTTCAGCTTCTTCGGCTTCTATACGTTTTCTTTCAGCTTCGGCTTCTTCGGCTAGTAAACGTAATCTTTCCTCTTCTGCTTTTTTTTCTGCGGCTATACGTTTTCTTTCATCTTCGGCTTCTTTTGCTATCCGTTTTTCTTCCGCTTCAATTCCGTCTATGTAATCATCATACTTCGAGGAGTTAACAGACCTTCCAAACTCGCTAAAGAATTCTTCTGGGGTGTAAGACGTAAAAGCGTCATCACCCTCTATACCAAACCGGCTAGAATCTCTAACAAACATTCCTGTTTCTGAGTCGTATTCAAACGAAGCGTAAACATTTTGTTCACCGGTTGCGGTATCTACTAAAGCATTGTTTTTTCCACTATTAGTTAAGAAATCAGCATATGATGAATAATCGTCAGGTGACCCATATTCATCCAGATTGATTTCTATTCCATCGTCATCGTCATCAACATCAACATCAACCGTTCCGTCATCATTAGTACCATCGTCTGGAAACACAACAACGGGATCAGGATCAGGTGTAGGATCAGGATCAGGTGTAGGATCAGGATCAACGGGATCAGGATCAGGCGTAGGATCAGGATCAACGGGATCAGTTCGATCGGGGTCTTCAAAAGGATCGGAATCATCATAAGGTGCCGGATCAGGATCAGGATCAGGTGTAGGATCAGGATCAGGTGTAGGATCAGGATCAGGTGTAGGTGTAGGATCAACTGGATCAACGGGATTGGTTACTACATCAATAACGGGGTCCGGTTCAGTTACAACATTTCCGTCGGAATCGTAATTACTTCCCGGCGTAAGAACATCCTTTGATAACAAATACTCAATTAGAGCCTTGCGGTATTTGGCGTCCCCATCCGGCTCCCCGTTGTAACGAGCAGGATAGGGCATGCGGGGGTCGTTCCCTTGTTGCCCACCCATTAATCTTAATTGCCGCGTTGGGATCTCGTCCCATTCCGTATACATGTCATCGTCATCGTCCGCATTAACAAAGACAGAACCGTCTGGGTTGTATTCGACGTCGTCTTGTTCCTCGGCAATATCTATATCTATACCTAAGTCAAACACCGGTGTTTCATCAGAGTCGGGTACTGTAACCTCTACATCGGGCTCAAGAACGGGTTCGTCAACACGCGGAGCCGGATCTTCAGGATCTGTTCCTTTTGGCGTCGGCGTACCACCCAAGCCCGGATCAGAATACAAATCAGGGTTGTTTGGATCAAATTCACCGGGTTTAGGTCCACCCGCAAAAGGCTTAGGACCCGCAGGAGCCGGATCAGCATAAGGAGCCGGTTGAGGCTTAGGACCCGCAGGAGCCGGATCAGCAT